TGCTCCTCCTCGAGGGAGATGAGCGTCTTCAGCGCTTGGTTGTAGGCCGTCTGCAGTTTGCCCTGCTGGGGGTCACCCGACTCGATGGCGTTGCGGTAGGCGACGCGGGCCGAGGCGACTAGGTTACTCTGCTGCTGGATGATGTCGTCCAGGCTGTGCTCGTCGAGCGCCGCAATCGTGACGCCGGCCATCCGCCGGCCACGCCCTGCCGCACGTTCGGCCAGCCACGCCTTGGCTGCTTCGACGTCATGGCGAGGCATTCCCTGCTTGGCCATGTTTGACGCGTGGCCAGCGCTGATGCCGAGCGCCATCGCCAGTTCGGTGAGCGTCATTTGTGGGCTTTGGCTTTAGGGGTCAAAAGGGGACTATTTGACGCACTTTTCTTTCGCAGGTGTCCCGCCACGCGACGTGGGGAGGGTGGTCTAGGAGACTCCTTGCCGGGGATAGGGGGTGATACGAGGGGGTCAGGGGAAAGTCCCCGGGCGATGGCGAGGCGCCTGTCCACGCGGGCCAGCATCTGCTTGGCCTTCATGCTGATGCCTTGCTTCGAGATGCCGAAGAGCTTGGCGAGTTGCGGACCGTTGAGGTGGCCCGGTACGCGGAGGACGGCACGCATCAGTTCCCAGTGGCGCAGGGTGGTCGGGTCGCTGGTGTATCCCATCAGGTCGACGACGTCATGCACGATGCGGCCGACGGTCTCGCGTGAGATGAACGACTCGGTCTCGGTCCGCGTCTCGTCTTCTCGCGGATCGTAAAGCCAGATGGATGCGCGCTCGTACACCGGGAAGACGTGGTCAGGCGAGCGGGCTTCCTTGTACGGAACGACGCCTTCCTCGCGCAGCTTGTCCTGCTGGATGGCGGGCAGTGAATAGAACCACTTGTCGAAACGCTTGGCGTGGGCGAAGTCCTCGCGTGACGCAGCCCTGTCGAAACCGTTCAGCCCTGGCATGATGTCTCTCCCTCCCTGTCCTGCATCTTCTGCCAGAGCTTCAGATACGCGTTGAAGCGGCGCTGACGTTCCCTGTCTACCTTCGACGGCATAGGCCGCGAGGGCTTGGGCATCGGCTTGCGCGCCTTGGGTTTCTTCAACACGCAGGCATCGTGCTGAAGATTTCAGACCAGCGTAAGCAAAATATAACGTCAGTCTTTTGAGTAGTCGTTATGCCAATAGCGCTTGTGCTTGATGAGGTACTTGTTGGCCTTGAGCCAAGTGAAGAATGACTGAGCCGTACACATCAGCTGATCTGGGTGCTGTGCTATGGCCCGATGGCATAACTCCAAAACCATCCCTCTAGGTATTCTCCTAGGCCATTCACGCAAGATGGCCTCGCGTGTGGGAATATACTCTGCATTCCATTTCAAAAACCGTTCGATAAACTCTACGGTCAGAGTCTCCTGCTTCATCTTGCACCTGTACCAATCGAACCTGTAGTCGGTCCACTTGGCCGGATAACGTTCCTCAAGTTCGCTGATGTACTCGAGTTCCTCTTCGGTGAAACCTTCGATTTCTTCGCTCATAGGTTTGAGAAGCAGTTGCGCCAAAGCATGGAGTCATCATCGAACTTGATGTAGCCGTAGCGTATCATGGTCTTGATGTAGGACTCGGTCTTCGTCTGGTCGGCCGCGTTCTTGGATTTGTCGATGAGTTCCCTCAGCTGGGCACGGCTGAAATGGGAAGGCTTCTTGGCCAGCCATTCTTTCATCCAAAGACGATGTTCTTCGTGCCTAGCGGAGATGGCCTTGCGGCCTAGTTCGGCGAGCCTGAGCATCCTGGGTCGGTTGGCTTCCCACATCTGGCGATAGCGCTCCTTCGTTTGGATGATCTCGGCCTTCGTCAGCCTTCGCGGTTTTCTTTGTCGGTTTGTGTTGTTCATGGGTTGGAGAGTTTACCCTGTATCTTGCATCTGACCCAGAGCCCGCCCGGCGTAAGCCAAGGGCTAGGGCTTCTGGGTGGGGGACTGCATTTGTATTTGTCCCCCTAACGCTTTGATAAAGGAGTTGATAAAGGAGTGTCTATTACCCTGTCTATTAGCCTGTCCTTGAAAGTCAAGGAATGTGTGCTTATTTGACCTGCACGGCGTTTGTTGGTAAGTTGGCTATGTTGTCTTGCCCTAGCCAGCAAAACGCCTTGGCGACCCATTGGCGGGGCTGGAAACGCCATCCTGTGAGACGGCTAGGGTCGTGCTTCGGCGTTCCCAAGCGATGCGTCCCTGCTCCCGTGCGTGGCGGAGGGGGATGGCGGAGGTGTAGTTGCCTTGGTCGTCCTTGAGGCCGGCACGGCCACCGCGCTTAGGGATGCGGAGGGTGTAGAACGGCTGCTCCTCGGCTCCCTCGGCGGTCGGGTCTTTGGTGAGGACCATCACGGCACGGTGCCAGTTGGCCAGTTCGGCGGAGCCCGAGCCAGCGTAGGCGAGGTCGGCGAGGGAGTTGGACTTGTCCTTGGCGGGCTTGGTGGTGTGGTGGACGGAGAACAGGACCACGCCTGTGTCTTGGAGGACGGGCTGGATGATGTGGCGCAGGAAGTGGGACGCGGCCTCCTGATCGGATAGGTCGACGCCGGCGAACCCGAGGATGGGGTCGACCCAGACTAGGTCGGCCTTGTGGCGTGTCACTAGCTCGCGAAGGAGCAGACCGAAGGCCTCGCCAGTTCGCACGGCCTCACGGTAGTAGAATACGCGGTCGGCCAGTTGGTCGATGATTTGGGACGAGCGGGCGATGCCCATGCCGTCGAGCGTCCCTTGGATGCCCTCGGCGACATCCATCTCGTCGTTCTCCGACTGGATGATGACCGAGGTCAGCGGACCCTTGCGGGACTTGATGCCGAAGAAGTCATGCCCAGGAGCAAGGGCGAGGGAAAGGGCGGCGTGGGTGACGAGGGCTGACTTGCCCGCCCCGGTCTGCGAGACGAGGAGGCAGGAACCTCCACGGCATAGGAAGCGGTTGCCTAGGACGCAGGACGGGTCTTGCTCCTTGTCGCTTGCGACCATCGTGCGGAAGTCGAAGGCCTGTGAGGTCTCCTTAGTCGACTGCCCCTTGCGCCGTGCGATGCTTTGGGCAAGTTGCTCTTGGGCGAGCAGGATGGCATCGGGGTCAGCCCCGACCTCTTGGGTGACGCTCAGGACGGCCTTGGCGTACTCCGCAAGTTTGCGTAGGTTAAGGGCTTTAATCACCGCATCCGTCCAAGCCTTGTTCGGCTGGATGAACTGCCCGGTGGTCGACAGGTCCGAGACGGTGAAGGCCTCGACAGGGGAACCGAGTTCGCGGAGGCGCTGCGTGACCGTCAGCTCGTCAGGGGTCGTGCCTTCCTCGGTCAGGCCGACGATCGCGGAGGCGATGTCCTGATTGGTCGGCTCGAAGAAGTCAGAAGGGAGGAGGCCGTCGGGCAGCGGGAGCCCTTGGGCGATGGAGACGGCGAGGATATGCCGTTCCGCGTCTAGGGCGGAAGGTGGTGGATGTTCCATGGCTTGGAGGTTTGGGGACTAAGGTGGTTAACGTTTCTTTGGTCGAGCCTTTTCGCAGTAGTGGGCGGTCGGGTAAGGGCGGGCGTCCTTCCGGCAGGTGACCAGATACGACTTCTTGTCCATGAGCCCGATGTCCACGGCCTTGTGGATGTACTTGGTCGCCATCGTGCGGGAGACGTCCCAGCGCTTGGCCCATTGGTCGATGGTGTGGTAGCCAGGAGGGACAGCCTCGGGCTTGCGGTGGATGGCCGCCATGACCTTGACGAGCAGGGGGTCGAGTTTGCACTTCATGGGGTAAATGTCTTGATGTCGGTCTGCCAATACCACTTGCCGTCGCCGACGCGGTGGATGATCCATGCCTTCCACTCGTTGCCCTTGAACCACCCGGCGATGAAGCCGTTGTTGTGCTTGGCTGCCGAAAGGGTATTCTCCGAATATTCCAAGTCGTAGAGGCGAGCTAGGGCTGGGGACATGTAAGCCGCCCCGCGTCCGAACTTGGGCAGGTTGACTTGGTAGCCGGTATGACCGTGTCCTACCATCACAAGACCGCCTTCCGTCCCCCAGAACATCCCCATCTTCGTCAGGTCGCTGCCGATGCCGTGATGGACGGTGATGGGGCCAAGTCGGATGGGTTTGTCGCGTCGATAGGGAACGATTACTTTCGCTCCGCACTTCCTAGCGTGGCGGTTGATTTCCGCGAACTTATCGGCGCAATAGTCCCGGACGAGGGAGGAATGATGCGAGCGGGCGGTGGCCTCAAACCTGTATTCGTGGTTACCCCAAGTGACGTGGGTCGGCCTAAACTTATTGAAGAACTCCTTGCCGGAGTCGATGTCGTCCTGCATCGAGCGGACGCCTTCCATCTCGCCCATCGCCCCTTTGCGGATCGCGGAGCAGTCATAATGGTCTCCGCCGCCAAATCGGATGTCTGGCTTGAAGTCTTTGCAGTAGGCGTAGAGTGCCGCCAAGGCATCGGGGCAACCAAGTTCCCCGTGGTTGTCGGACGCAAAAACAAACTTTGTCAGTCGGCTCATACGCTTGGGGCCTTTGGCATACCGCGAGGGACGCCGAACTTCTCCTTGTGGCTGATGAACTTGAGCCCTTGGCGGACGGCGGAGTTGTACATCCCTGGAGCGCTGAAGCCGTATTTGTCGGCGGTCTCCTTGGCGGTCAGCCCTTCGGCGATGCCCTTGGCGGCGGCCTCTGCCATCGTGATGCGTCCCTTCGCCAAGAGGTTCGCGTGTTCCTCGTTCAGGCGGTGCGTGTGCGTCGTACCGCGTCCCCACTCCAGACGGCGCCGACAACCGGGCGGCCAGATGATGCCGTGACGGCAGACGAAGGCCTGTATGGTCTTGAGGCTGACCTTGCCTATCTTGGCGGCGTCCTCGGGCGTCCACGATCCACGGATGGCCTCGCGGATGGCTCGGGCGATGTGCTTCTCGGTCGGGTCCTTGAAGTCGTCGACGCGGATATGCGGCTTGGAGTCGTAGTGCGGGCAGGTGGCGAGGAAGCGGAGGCGCTCGATTGAAACCCCCCATGCTCTCGACATCTCGGCCAGCTCGTCGTCGGTGGGGGTCGCCATAGGGGCTAGAACTTGTC